CCGTCATGGGAGACAACAAGAGAACCACAGTCACCCGGGCGGGATGGGCAATCATATAACCCAACAACGCTCCGAGTGCGCTTGCCGCCAGTAACTGCCAAAAAGGGACAAGAGATAAAGCCTAAATGGCGGCCAACAGAAACTCTGGCAACATCACTATCATGAACAATGAGAGACAGTGACTCACCAACAATGGGCGAATTGGCGGCCAAAGACGGACCAGAGCCCTCAGTGGAAGGCCAATAATATAACTGGTGTTTGGCATCCCAATTGGGTTGAGAGTTCTTGATTTTGTGGGTGCTAAAGGCTAATTCAGATAAATTGGTAATGCCGGAGTCCACAGCCAGCCAACGCTTTGAATCAGCTAATGCAGATCTAGTTGAGAACCCAGCAGAGCTGACAAGGCCTGTGGAAGGCAAAGAGTCAACAGAAGATGAGCCAAGGATAGCAGCCTCACGAGTGGACTGACGGTAAGCCTTGATTTGCTGGGGAGCTGAAATGCGTAAGTCGCACATCAGCGGAAATTTGTTCAGTACCTCTAAAGCCACTTTTGAACAAGAAGTGGCGGAGGATTTTGCAATATAGGACTTCATATTGGTATAAAGAACAGCTGTAACGTTGCTAACGGAAACGAAGTCACCCCATTTAAGGCATGGGTGCCTGAAAATATGAAAATCATCTACCACGTTTCTCAAAATTGGACGGACGGCTAGATTTGCCACCTTTAAGTGGACGAAGAGGCCGAGAACGAGAAGCAGTGGGATCTGATGATAAGCCAACGCCAGCGCCGCCATCGGCAGGAGGTGCGGCTGGGGGAAGAACAGGGCTACGACCTAATTCCTTCTTCTCTTTGCGAAGGCGCTCTTTCTTGGAAGCGCGGCAAGAAGAGCACTTCTTTGGTAAATCCCAATTGTTAGCCTCACAATGCTCACGTTCAGCCTCGGTTATAACGAATGGATTGGAACAATTGCGACAAAGCAGCTCGCGCTGTATAGGCGCGGGTGGGGCAAAAGCGTCCATCACATCGGATAAGCCAACATCAATGGCAACACTGTCAGCTGAAGCAGCAGCAGCAACATGGTTGGCGTCCGCAACGAGAACTTCCAAAGCTTCGACGTCCGCCTTGGTACGGACAAGAGGTAGCGGAGGTTCAACATCTGATATTGGCACACCATCCAAAACGGAACCTGGGCGAGCCACAAAGCATAAGGGGGAAATGGGTGAATAAGTGGTCCCAACTACTGCTGGGCGAACAGTGACCTCATGGACCAAGGTAGCATAATCCTCAACTGATATGCCCATACGAAGAACAAACAGCTCAGCCAAAGCATCGTTGTCTTCCGAACAAGTATACATACTCTGCGAAGAAAGTAGCGAAAACTTATGGGAATCAAAATAACGGGGGTCGAGATGAGTGACTGGATTATGACGCAAGACGTTCCTCCAATAAATTGAGAACAATGGGATGTGAGGATCGGTAATCAGATAACCGAAGGCACGGTAAGCCAAAGATAGAGCGGCTGTCCCACCTGCTGGCACTGTAACTAAGTGAAAACTAGTTATCAGTCGCAAAGGGTCGGCCGAGTTCCAAACGCCGACCCAAGGGTCAATGTAAAGCCTACCTAAGAACGTAGTGTAGCCAGAGGAATAAACACGTGACTTAATATCCAATCCAAACTTAACGGCAGTAGTGGTGATAGGGATTAAACGGGCTTCATCTAACCCGTCATCACCAGAATAAAGACCACGGCAAACAGACGCGTAAGAATCTTCATGGTCGGAACCACTATCGCTGGCGTTACAATAGGCAGTAAAAGCATTGACCAAAGTATTACGAGTAGTGGTATCAAAAAACCCGCTCAGTGTACCAATGCCAATACAAAAAGCGGTCTGGACAATCCATTTGTAATAATCAGGACTGTCTCGAGGCTGACCAGACGGCCACGGACCAATGCCGAAATTAGTCCTAGCGGTGGGTGCAGTAGAAGCGCGCAAAAACTGAACCCAACCCTTGTCATCGCCGTAAAACCTATCCAGAAACGCAAACATAAGTACATGACCGATAGTGCCGGTAGTTGCGTCACAATTTGAAAAGTCAGTCTCATTGGCGCTGCGGTTGCGCGTGTGAAGTTCGTGGTGAAAAGCATGAACCCTAGACTCAATTTCAGTCGG